GTTCTAGTTCCCCTACCTCTGTATCTCCGAAATTTTCTATTAAATTGGGTATATTATTAAAACCTATAATAAAATTAGAATTAAGAGGTATAGAAGTTTCAGGGCTCCCTAAAAAATCTTTAAATATAGCTAAGTCAGAGCTAGTTTTACCAGCTTTATTAGCAGTTGGCCCTAATAATTGAATATTAGCCACGACGTCTAAATAGACCCCCTAGTAATGAAGCTCCTGCAACAACCCCAGGTATTACTGATGCAACTTTAGCAACTTGACCAAGTACATTACCCACTCTACTTATTGCACCACCAGCTCTACCTATGGCACCACCTGCTTCGGTTACTGTTCTAGGAATACCTCTTCTAGTACCAGATTCTACGCTTGATCTCCAGTACTGGTACGCTATAGTTGCTTGTACTTCTTGTATAGCGCCCGATCCACCAACATTATAAGATGTGCTACCTAAATTAGTAATGAAGCAGCCAAGTAGCTCGTACTCTCTAACTGTGTTTAGTTGGTCATCTAACAATGAAAGTACAATTTTATAACTATCTAAATCTCTTGGTTCCATATTACCAGTTGAGCTGTACTGATTAAAAGAATCAAGCATAGATGTTTCTAGCAAATCTCTTAAACGAAAATCTTGTGTGCAATAAAAAGTAGCTTGCCAACTACTACTATTATCAAACTGAGCCGCCCCGGGGATGTTAAATTTTAACCCCATAAAATCTGCATTTTGTACAGTTATAGTTTTACCTGGTAACTGAGCTGTTTTTAAAAAGACTAAATCTTCTTCTCTTAATTGCTGTACTCCGTTGACTATAAAACTAGTTATTCTTAATTGAAAATCTCTTGCAAAGTTGCGAGCTGCAGCTTGCTGGTAAAAAGTTTGTATAGTCTGATTCATTATGTATATACTTATGTTTAACGTTTAAATCCTCTAAACAAGTTGTTTGCAACGCTCAAGGCTCCGTTGACAGTGTTTGCAACTTTACTTGCTTTATTAGCAAAATCTACAATTTTTTCAGTAGTAGTTAGAGGCTTTTCCGCAGGAGGGGTTCTAGTACGTTTAGAAACTAGCGGAATACCACTTGCTAGAGGGCCCGTGTAAGGAGTATTAATACTAGTTTCAGATTGCTCAGTAATAACGTATTGAAAAGCTATAGTTACTTGTTGAGTTACAAATTCCCCTGCATTACCGGTACTGTATTGTAATGCTCCTAGGTTTACCGGGAAAGTACCTACTAGCTTATAAGTTTTTATTTCTTTCAGTTTTCTTTCATTTGGGTCTATGTTTGAATTATCAAGCAAAACTATATCTATATCACATAATACAAAAGGTAGTTCTTGAATATGTTGATGTTCATCAAACGTAGTTTGACTCCAACTTTCTAATAAATTTCGAAGCACATAACTTTTATCACAATAAAAATTAACACTCCAGGAACTATTTTCTGGGTATTTCGCGGCCGTTGGTACTACGAAATCAAAATCTTTAAAACTTACCTTAGCTGTATCTATAGCTCTTGAAGGTACTATACCATCTTTAGCGTATATGAGTAAATCTGCATTATCAGTTGCACTAAAAATTTCCCCTATACTTTTTATTCTATAAAGATTATTACGGGCTAATCCGCGTCTTGTAGCGGTATTATAAAAATGTGCAATATCGTAACCAGGGGCTGGCATCTACAATACTTAATCTACGAACATAAAAAAAGCCCCGATTTCTCGGGGCTTTATATTTTATTTTATCTTACTCGTGTCTCCAATAATGATATGTAAGAATCGCTGTAAACGTTGTCAAGCCACCAGCGCCGGCTAAATCATAATCAATAGTGCCTAAATTCTTCACATAAACCCCGTAAAGTTTATAAGTGTTAAGAACGTTTTGCTTGTCGTCAATTAAGTCAAGTTGTATTAATTTATCTGTACCACGCACTGAAAGGTCTCCAGTACTAGTTTGATCATCAAACACTTTGTTAATTTGCCAATCTTCAAGCTTTTTACGAACTACCCCTTTTAGATCGTTACGGAAAGTAACATTCCAGCCTTCAGAACCTGGATAGGTTACAGTACCTGGTACGTTAAAAGGTAACCCCATAAATGGAGCTGTTTGATTAGTAATTTGTCGGTCTGGAAGATTTTTTGTAGTAATATATACAAAATCGTCTTCATTGAATGTATCTTCCCCGATAGAGGTTACACGCATCATGAAGTCACGTGAAAACCCGCGTTGCTGTGCTACTCTAAAGAAGTCTTGTATTGTTTGTGCCATATGTTTTTAATTACTTAGGATTAACCTTGTAAGAGTTCGTTGAAGTTCTGAGAGGTCTTAGTAGCATAGAAGTTTACTAAGATAAACTCTGCAGTACGTACTGGCTTAATGTATATATCGATTACCATTGTATTGTCATCGATTACATCAGAGGTATTATTAGTTTCATTGCACACTATGAGATAATCAAACAGCCCTTGAGTGTTGCGTGCTAACTCAAATAACGGACTTAAGGTATTAACCGCTCGACTACGGGTAAAGGTAGTATTAGGCTCAAATACGAAATATCTCATTGATCTTAATGTAGCCTTTTCCAGATAAAGGAATAGACGGCGAACATTAATTCTGTCAAACGCGCTTGGAGCCTTAAGCAAGGTCTTTTGACCCATTACTACATACCCTTCATTCGGGAAAAATACTATAGGGTTAAGAGATACCTTATAAAGTAGATCCCGTTGTTTTTGCTGTGGATTGATACCGAGATCTGTAATACCGTTTATTACGCCGCGATTTAGACCAGCTGGTGCAGACCAAGGATATGCTACAGCGTCACTGTTGGTAATTACTGGTGCTACCACAGAAGAAGAAGGGAGCCATACAGCTTTAGAGCTAAATGAGTCTACAATCTTTACCCAATTTGCGTATGCTGTTGCATAGCTTGAGTTATATGAGGAGTAGCTGTTACGCAACGGCCAGTAAATATTTTGAGAAAAATTCTTAGTTTTATCGTCAAGGGTTTTATAGTTATCCCCTGTGATAAAGATCGAACGTAGCGGGTCAGAAATAAAGATATGATCTTTACGACGAGTGCGTGCAAAGGATTCAAATTTTCCTGTAATAGAATTCCAGCCGTCAATTAATGTATTGCTTACTGGATTACCATTAGACGCGCTTAAAGCATTAACTTGAGATATTAAGGTATTGCTTATAGCAGAGTCGTCGTATGCTCCGTTGCCGCTGTTTAATACTTGGGTATGAGCATATATTGTCGATAAGCCTGCATCTACAGTAAGATCAATATCTACAACGTCAGTGTTTTCAGCAAGGTTTAATACTGTATCTAATTTAGCGCCGGTATCCCCGATAATCTTCGAAGTGTTGGTAGCGCGGCTATCAGAATAAGAACCTAAAGCATAAAGATTATTAGACTTATTAAAAGTATAAAGATCTCCTGCAAGTAAGGTTAATATCGCACTAGCACTTAAACCACTAGTACCAGTACTTGCATAGAATGGGTCGGTTGCGTCGGTGGTATTTTTATAGACTCTTACAAGCTTAGTTGCGTTACCATTACTATCTAACCAATTTGCCGCATTTGAAATATAAGGATTGGTTAGAACTGTTAAGGTGTTTGAATTGTCATTTATAATAGTACCAAGACTAAATGACTGAGGCTGTCCGCCGAGTGGGTCTTGTACTTGACGGTAAGAGTAAAGAGATCCTGTATAACCTTCTTGCAGTACGTACTGTAGAGTTTGTACATTAGGAGAGAACGGCGAAGGACGTATTCTAAAGAGCGAAAGAATTACAGTATCGTCGTACCCTGACGCTGCAATATTAAATGTAGGTAGATTTTCAATATCACGAGAAACGTTTTCTACGCTAGAAGTATAAGCTGCGCTTAACGAAAAACCTATACGGCTTGGAGGTATAGTGGTATATGTTACGTCATCCGCAGTATTGTTTGCAACAAAATATGTACTGCCGATAGTCTTAATACTAACAGCATTGTTGTAATCGGTTGCTGGGTTATTACTATAACTATCCGAAATATTAAGATAATAACCTTCAAACTTTTCGTTAATAGTTGACTTAGATTGGTTAAGTACAACAATTGCTGCCTTACCTAAGTCAGCTAGGACATTAGCGCCAGATACCTGGAAGCTTGATAGACCTAATACATCAGCTGTTTGGCTCCAAGCAATATTTCCTTGTACTGCGCTATTGTATTGCTCTTCAGTTAAAGTTACTAATGCAGGTTCTCCGATAAGATAACCACCGGCAGCGCTTAAAAGATCGGTACCAGCGAGTAAGGCGGTCCGCGCTGCAGTAGGTGTAGAGTGCACGTTTTTGGCAGGAATTGCTAATACCGGATAAGCAAGAGCGGTATAGCTACTAGTTTCTCCATCCCCGGAGCTAGCACCATATGGTATACGAGCTGCCTTAATGGTAGGATTGTTACCATTAGTGAAGAGTGTTCTTACTGAATAATAAAAATATCTTTCAGCAGCATTAGTAGGGGTACCGTATACAGTTTCAAAATCAGTTAAAGATGAAAGTTCAACGATTTCGTAAGTTGGGCCTTGAGGTGCATAACCCGCTACAAGTACGTTTGTACCTGCTGGAGTGACTGCTCTTGTAGAAAGATCGATTTCACGAATTTCTACGCCTGGGGAATTAATAGTGCGTACGTTTGCCATAGTATAAAGGTTTTATACTATTATTTATGAAAAATTGCCCTTGTTTTACAATAATTTCGGGGTAAATTGGTTGAACGCAAAAGTAAAAGAAGATTCAATTTGTTCAGAGTCTCTATAGTTATAGTTTATTTCTCCTAGGCCTGTAATAAAAGCATCGGTATAATCAAACTGTATTTTTTTGTTATTGTACTCGTCAAGTCCAAAAATAGTAACGTTAGTTTGATAACTATTTGTCACTCTTACTAAATCCGTCTGGGCAATATCATTACTATTATATTTTCCTGTTTTAGAATCATTTATAAGATTTAGCCAAGACCATAAGACCCACCAATTATTAAACCCGTTATCTATAGTAAATGAAACTGTAATAGGGTTGTACGCTGGTCTATTGTAACTAGTAAATTTAGCTACTTGCCCGCCAAAAGCTGCATCTACATCTGCTATAGTAACATTAGGTACTACCGCCCCGTACACAGAATACTGTAAAGAATCAAAATTGATATATTTTGATTCTCGATCATTAGG